AAAGTAGAAGCGGGTGAAATTGCAACCGCATGGAGTCCCGCACCGGAAGATGGTGTAAACCAGTCTATCGAATATACCAAATCTCAAATAGATGTTGTTGAAAAGAAGATCGAATTAAAAGTTTCTTCAACAACGTATGAAAATGGCATTAAGAGGACTGAAACCATATCAAAACTTTTGAGTAACAGTGAAATGTATAGCAGTTTCACTGATGTTAATTTCTCAAACGGTAGGAATAATCTAAATGTGTATGATAATTCGGGTAGCGGTCAAGTTACTTTAGATGTAATTGATAATAGCGAAGCGCCAAACGGTACTCACAAGGTATTGCGTGTAAAATCGGCAGGTACAGCAACGTCGCCCGGTGCAGGTGGTTTTTGCTATGGTATTCAAACAGACAAAAACAGAATTATCATATTTAGATTCACTGCAAAAGTCCCGGCAGATAAGTTTTTATCATTTGCCTCAAATCAAGCGGGTACAGGGTATACCTCCGAATGGTTAACGTCAAATCATGGCACAGGAAAATGGGAGGAATATATCCATGTGGTTTACTGTGGTAGTAGTGGAACGTTCTCGACAACCGGATATTTCTATATAAATCAAGGCGGCGCATATGAAATGTTAATATCTTATGCGAGTGCGTTTTTGTATAATGGTGATAATGCTTTTGTCGGAAAAAAAACATATGAAACAAAGATCACCCAGTTAGACCAATCAATTTCACTTAAAGCGTCACAGTCCGATCTAAGTGCTACAACCGAAAGAGTTAGACAGGCTGAGATTAAACTTGATTCCACAAGCGTTAAACTTGGTGTTGTTGAAGGTACTGCCAACAGCGCAAACACTGCCGCAGGCAATGCACAAAATACCGCTAATGCAGCTAGCAGTTTGGCAAGCACAGCCAACAACAAAGCTGAAGCCGCAGACGGTCGAGTCACCGCCACTCAAAACGGACTGGTTGAAACCGGAATTAACATCACTTCCCGCAAAATAGTCTTGAAGTCCGACAACGTCCTCTTTCAGAACAACTCAGGACAGCAAACAGCCGCTATCAATGCGAACGGAAAACTTACTGCAAACTCAATCGAGGTTGGAGAAGTTGTTGCCGGAGGTTTTGCGGCTCAGAGAATCACTACCGGAAACTTGACTGTAACGGATGGGGCGGTTATCGGTGGTATGACTATCACAGGGGGAGTGCTGACCGGGAAGAACATCAATATACAAGATGGCGCAAAGATCGGTAACTTCACCATTGTATCGGGTATATTTTCCGCCCAAAATACGCCCGCAGGCATACAAATGACTCTATCGAATAATGCCGCTACTTTTGACAGTAGCGGAGTACGTGTAGAACATAATTCGGGTGGTTATGCGTTGACTACTACGGGTAACGGAAGAGTATTCCTAACAGGGTCAAATTTTTGGGTTCAGTGCAAGGATGTTGATTTTATGGGTGTTCAAACTTGGAAAGCTCCCGGGGTATTTTACGCATGTACAATATTGGGTAGTGGGGCTATCGGTGCAACATGGGGAAACCCCGACTTTCATATAACGAGGGTGGTTTTAAATTCAACCGGAAGATATACTGTGTATACAAGTGGGGGGCAAGTTGGGAATTACTTTGTTATGGTGCAAGGTTATGATCCAACACTTTGGTTAAGTACTACCGTAGAGCCTTATTCACCCGGGGAATTTACATATAAAGTATTTGATGTGAATAATGGAATGAAAAACGCATCTGTTATCATATATTTTTGCGGTATGGTTAGTTAGTTTAATAGTTAACATTTGCGGTAAGTTGGTTTGTACCTTCTTACCGCTTACCTTTGTACCAAACATTAATCAATTAATATAAAATTATGGAAAAGAAAAGTTTAGATTTTGATTTAAAGTCAGTAGTTTACACGAAAGAAACAAAAGTGATGGACTACCATTTCGAGACGGAAAACGGCAAGTACGTAGGTCAATTAACAACGGTATCGACAGAGCCGGACAAGTACAACATTACCCACTGTACGGCTGATGTGTCAGAGAAACAAATGGTAGAAATGCCTGGAACTTCCGGTAGTCCAATTCTGCAAGAACAATACGTTCCGGTCGGATCGCTTGCCATCCGTGACGGTCGCTTTGAGGCAAACCAGTTTCCTCTATCTACTAAAACATCCGTCTATGTGAACGACTTTCAAAACTTCATCTTTGCGTTAACCGCACCTAAAACAGTAGAATAATGAATGTTACACAAGAACAGTTAAGGTTAATGCTTGTATCGGTGATAAGTCCGATACTTGCGTTTCTTACCCCTACGAGCGGTTTTATAACCGCACTTATATTCATGTTCGGCTTTAACATTGTTTGCGGTCTGCGTGCCGATGGGGTTAATTTGTCGGTGAATGGCGTGCGTAGGTTTTCTATGCTAAAATTCATCTCAGCCGTGCAGGAGCTTATTTTGTACATCCTTGTGATAGCCGTTATCTTTTCGTCTGTGGCAAAGATGGGAGATCATGATGAAGCTATTTTATCGGCAAAGACAGTTACATACGTCTTTATGTACGTATACCTATCGAACGGTTTTAAGAATCTTTGCATAAGTTACCCGGATAACAAATCTTTCCGACTGATATACTACATTGTCCGGTTCGAGTTTAAGAGGCTGATGGGAGAACGTGCCGCAAAGATAGTCGAGGAACACGAAGAAAAGATTGAGATTGAAACTAAGTAATTAACACGGGAGGTTTAACGCCTCCCTTTAAACTTTATCAAAATGAAGTATTTCACATTAAAAGAGCTAACACGCTCAACAACAGCAACGGCAAAAGGCATTGATAATACGCCAACACCGGAAGTTGAAAAGAACCTAACCTTATTAGTCGAAAACATATTAGACCCTTTACGGCTGATTTACGGTAAACCGATCACAGTTAATTCGGGCTATCGGTGTCCGGAGCTAAACAAAGCCGTTGGCGGCTCTAAAACATCCGATCACATGAAAGGTTTTGCGGCTGATATTACCGGAGGCAGCAAGGAAGAGAACGAACGCCTTTTCAATATCATTAAGCACAATTTCCATTTCAAACAATTAATAGACGAGAGAGATTTTTCATGGGTGCATGTCTCCTACGATCCCTCTAATCTCAAAAACCAAATACTAAAACTATGAAACGACAATTATTTGCGTTTTTAGCGACTTTTGTGCTTTGCCTTGGCATTGTGTCGCTATTACTGATAAACGCTGATTTACGGAAGAAAAAGGCTATTGCAGAAAGAAATGTTAGCGTCCTCACAACTCAGAACGTTGCGTACCGGACGAAAAGCGGTCAAAGTGCCATGAAAGTAGAGGAATTGAATCTGACTTTAAAGCAGTACCGGAACACAATACAGGGGAAGGATAACACTATAAAGGAGCTAAAGCAGTCTATCAAGGACTTGAAAAGTCACACAAGCGTTCAAACATCAACTGAGACGCATTTTAGCACGCCTGTACGGGATAGTGTTGTTATTCGTGATAGTTTGGTTATCGACACAATGAAATGCGTGAATATGCGCTCTAAATGGCTTGATATATCCGGTTGCATAGATAGCAACGGCACGTTTGCCGGAACAACCGTTACCCGTGACAGCTTAGAGATACTTAATATAGAGCATAGAAAGCGGTTTTTGTGGTTTCGATTAAAGAAGGTGAAGTATAGGGAGTTTGTCGTAACAAGCAAAAACCCCAATACAGATATAACAGGTTTTAACGTAACTACGATAATAAAGTGATAATTCCATGTTAAAACAGTTAATGCACGTTAAAGTATTTGCCACTGAGGAATATATCCGTATATTTGCAGCGTAGAAGTTATTACTAACGTCATTAACAGCGGTTATTGATTTTCATAGAATTATGTTTGTAGAAGATTTGTATAACATTTTATCTTAAACTGTCGGTATGCGAATATAGACAGTTTTTAATTAGAACATTTTCACTAACTATATATATTGGGTTTTGTCATAATTACATTTTTCCCCCTCCGCTTGTGAAAGTAGAGGGGTTTTTTATTGCCTTATCCGAACACGCCTAAAAAAGTTAAATTCGTGTTAAATATTAAACTTATGCTTTGATATTTAAAATATCTCCTTAACTTTGCAACATCAAAAGGAAACGAATTACTAACAATAAAACTTAGAATTATGGAAGAAAAGGAATTTATTTATTGCTTGACCGGAGAGATTAACGTATTAGGCACTGTCAAGGCTAAGACAATAAAAAGTGCTATGAAACTTGTGGCGGCTATTCAGAGAACGAGAATATTGAATGATCCGGAAAGAAAAACAATCTTTTGGAGTGTTTCACGTGCTGATCGTCCGTTTAAGTTAGGTAATATTGTGTATACAATATGCTATCCCGATGGGTCTATTCGTTCACATGTATGCTAACAATAAAAATTTAGAGTTATGGAATTAGTAAAATTCAGAGAGGCAAAGAGGATAATGGAAGAGAAAGCTTTTTTGCAAAAAACGCTTGAAAGGTTTCAGTCCGGCTATCTTAGTAGAACAGATTTATATTTCAGTTCGGGAAGTAGCGTAACATTTTCAGAAGGGGATGGCGAATTTTATGAAGGTTTGTGCAAAGACTTAGAAAAGTCTATAAGAGAATCTATTGAAAATCGTATTGGCTATCTTGAATCTAAATTTGATAAACTATGATACGATCATTTAGTAAGTCGGGTTCAACATCTATGCTGACAGATAAGGAAAAAGCGTTTAACCGCTACTGCCTAACTAACAAGGAAGTTTCATATAACTTAATGCGTATAGAAATGGCAGTTGTTCAAATGTCGTATTACGGCAACCGTTCATCAGATGTCACGCTAACAACCGATAGTTCTGAGGTTTTGGATGCAATTTATACAGTCCTAACAAATGAAGGGTTTAAATACTCTTTCAATTTACCTAATAAAGTATTAACCATAAGTATTTTTTAATTTAAAATTTAATCAAAATGAAAGAAGAAGTAAAATTGTTCAGAGCGTTAATCATTGTTTTTGTGTTACTTGTGTTCACCTTCGTGTTAACTTCGTGCGGTGATGATAGTGACAATGTGTATCAAACAGAATATTCTATTGATGTTCCGGAGTGGCAAACTGTTTATGTGAATGGTGAGGTTACAACATCTATATCGCCATACGTTTGGGAACATGTGGACTTATCAGATAAATGTGTTAGAGTATTCTCCGCAGGGCATGTTAGTTATCACAAGGTTACAAAGGTGTCACACGATGATTTAGGCTTTACCGTTTATTCAATAGAAAGTAGCAATAACGAACGGTTTGCATACAATAAGAATAAAGGTATATTGCAATATTGGTATGCAAGAAACGGCATTGAAACCGTTGTTGTTTATCGTGAATTAAAGTAAGTTTCATTTTACCCTCACCCGGTGGAGGTTAACCGGGTTATTAAGTATGAAAGTAAATGTTGTGTTAGAAGAGAAAAAGATTCCCGATTTTGAAGCTAAATACGGTTTAGATGTATATAACGATAAAGGACAAAGATATACTATCGAGTTCGATAGAATGGGAAATTTAGTAGTTGGTAGCCCAAAAGGTGCGTTATTAGTAAAACCCGAATGTAGCAACAAAATATCAATTAGAATTGAATGATATGAAAGAGATAAACGAAACTCAATTACAGCTATCGACTGAGGGAAAAAGACTTCCCGATATGATAAAGCAGGCGAACGATATTCACGAACTTGTTAAGCAGAAACTTTCTGAGTATAACTCAATAGAGTATACCGATGATAATATAAAGGTGGCAAAAGCCGATAGAGCCACTTTAAACAAGGCGAAAAAGGGACTTAACGACAGCCGTATAGAACTGGAAAAGGCTTGGATGAAACCATTCAACGAACTAAAGGATGTTGTTAACGAAACTTGTAAGCTGATCGGTGAAGCTTCTTCACGAATAGATAGTAAGATAAAAGAAACGGAGGAAAAGGAGAAGCAAAAGAAACTGGATCAAATAAGGGAGTATTTCGAGGAACACAATGAAAACCTTATATTGTTTGATTTTGCTTTCCGTCCGGAGTGGCTTAATAAGACCAAAGCACTTTCAGTTGTGAAAATGGAGATAGACGAATTATTTAAAACGGTTGATGATGATCTTAACAGACTGAAAGAGCATTTTGCGGGAGAGGCGTTTTATATTCCGGTTATCGACAAATATACGTCTACACTCGATTATAACAAGTCGTTCGATTATGGAAATCACCTAAAAGAAGCTGCAATACAAGCCGCAAACAGACAGTTTGAACAGAAGGCGACAGGTAACACGCCTCAGCAACAAAAGCCCGAAATTAAGCCCCAAAACGAGCAAAAGACGAACGAAGAAGAAGTTTATATACGAGGCTTTAAAGTCCATGTAACGAGAAAGCAGGCTTTTGCGCTTGCTGAGTTTATGAATAGCCATAATATAAAGTTTGAAAGTATATCAATATAGACGGTAGCCCAATTGGGCTACCTTTTTTTGTTTTGTTTGCGATGGTTAATTTATTGTTAAAACTTAAAGTTTCGCTTGAACTTTCAAATAATGTGCTTATATTTGCAGTGTCGAAAGAAACAAAGTAGTAACAATTAAAAATTAAATATTATGGCAACTAAAACAGATTTTCAGAAAGTAGCAAGATGTAAAACAGAACTCGGAACAACATACGGTTATATATACACTAAAAACGGATGGTATGCTTATTACATGTGTGGTTCTTCTATCCCCGAATTTAAAGGAACTTTAGATGAAGTTGAGAATTACGTCCGTTCTGAGTGGAATCTTGAAATTGCAAGAATGGCTAAGTTTAGAAACAAATAGTAACAATTAAAAATTAGAATTATGGAAAATGTTAGATTAACAAAAAAGCAAAAAGGAGATAAGTTTGTTTATACAGTTGTAGACGAAAATAATAACGTAATTTCTACCCGTACATCAAAAAAAGATTATGTAGCATGTACGGTGAATGGTGAGTTTTATTTCGGTAGAATTGATTTAATAGGCAAGGGAGAGCATGGTAGGTGTCTTTCATATAATACTAAGATTATCAATAACCCGGAAAAGGAATATATAAATTTTATCAAGGGGTTCAATCGCGCAGAGATGATGAAGAAATACCCTAAAGCTAAATGGTTAGAGAATCAATTGGAATATGCAAAAGAAAGACTTCATTTGTTGAATACAATAGCGTATTTGTCTAAGTAATATTAACAGGGTGGTAGAAATACCACCCGAAAAACAAAAATACTTATTATTATGAATTTAGAAAATATTGACAGAGCAAAAGCCCTAATATCAGATAGGGAGTGTCTTAAAGAGGTGATTAATGAAATGGAGAACAATATACCAGTAGGTATTTGGTTATCTTTTGAGCGAGGAAATAAAACTTTAAAGTTTGAATCTAATGATAATGAATTTCTAAAAGATTTTGTTTCTGATGTTCACGGTTTTTCAGTGGAATATCTGCGTGATAAACTTTTAGATATAGATGATGAACTCAAAGACTTGTGATTATTAAATAACTCGATAAGAGATTGTAATATTAACAAATAATTTATTTTAAAATGGAACAATATTTAGACTTACTAAAAGAGACTTTAAATTATGGTGAAAAGAGAACAGACCGAACCGGAACGGGAACTATCAGTTTATTCGGTTTACAACGATCTTATGATTTGCGTGACGGTTTCCCGCTTGTCACAACTAAGAAGGTATTCACGAAAGGAATTATATATGAGCTACTTTGGATGTTGAAAGGCGACACCAATATAAAATACCTAAATGAAAATGGTGTTCATATTTGGGACGAATGGGCAAAGCCTTCCGGTGATCTTGGACGTATATACGGTAAACAATGGCGTGACTGGCGTATAAATAGCAAGTTAAGAGTAGATCAAATTGAGTCAGTTATATATATGATTAAGTTCAACCCTGAGTCAAGAAGACTAATTGTTAGTGCTTGGAATGTTGGAGAATTACACATGATGGCACTTCCTCCGTGTCACTGCTTTTTTCAGTTCTATGTGTCTGAGTCCGGTTATTTGGACTTGAAACTGTACCAAAGAAGCGCAGACCTATTTTTAGGCGTTCCTTTCAACATTGCGTCTTATTCTATCTTGCTGTCTATGGTAGCGCAGGTTTGCGGCTTAAAGCCTCGTAGATTCATTCATACGATCGGGGACGGACACATATATTTGAATCACGTTGAACAGGTGAAAGAACAATTAAGTAGAGAACCGTTCTCCCTTCCCAAATTGGAGCTAAACCCAAATGTTCGTAATATATTCGATTTTAAGTATGAAGATATTAAAATAGTAGATTATAACTGCCATCCGGCTATAAAGGGGGAGGTTGCTGTATGAATGACGAAGAACTTTTCAAGTTTTTATGCCGTAATAGAATGATCTATTGTGAAAGATACCTTCACATGGAATCTGTATATTATCTGAATAACTTGCTAAAGAAAGACGTTAATGTATATTTTAGAAATATGATACTGAACGCTATAAATCATAAATTAGCTGGCTTATAATTTAAAAGGGATGTGCAACGCTTTGCCATCCCTTTTTAGTTTCTATATATCACATACCGAAACTATCGTTGCTCTATGAAACAAATCTAACAATATGTAGTAACAAGTATGAAAGTGATACAAAGGTAGTCTTTTGATTCTATCCAATAGTTAAAACGATTCGTTTTACATTTCATTAACAATTAAATTAAAGAATTTCTTTGCGTATTTAAAGTTTATCCTTAACTTTGCAACATCAAAAAAGAAGTAGTAACATTAAAAACGAATAATATGCAGATTAAAAAAGATCGAATTTACAAATTGCTTGTGCAGGTTTGCAAGAATGAAGATATTCCATTCTCCTATAAAAAACTTGCTTTGTCGCTTAATAAGTATATTGATGAAGACGAAGAAGATTCATTATTTGGATGTAAAATATCTGATATTGATATTTCAATCGCCAAACATATATCAGTTGATCTTTGCGGAACGCTTGCATTGAGCAATGTTATTTGCCAATTAACTTGCATCGGTTTCGGAGATTGCCCTAATTGCGGAGGTTTACTAAGATTGATAGAGTCTTATCCCAAATTTAGCAAACAGTATTGCGATCGTGATTGTGAGCTGGAGAGAGAGGAAGAAAATGTATACGAATGTTTAACATGTGGAAAGGAGGTTATTTTATGAATATTGAAAACACAATGATCCGAATCAATGATGCGATTATAAGCGCACGTATGAACGGCAAAAAGATTACGAAAAAGGATATTGCAGCGTTGTTGTGGAAGGACTCAAAGCAAAGAACTCAGGCGGTAAACATGTCTGCCTTGTGTAACCACAAAACTCAAACTATAAAAATAGAGTGGGTGAAAGAGATATGTGAGGCTACCGGAGTTGATGCGAATTTCTTGTTTAATATTAACCCTAAAAAATAAAAGTTATGATTAAAAATTTGCCCAACATTCAAAACGAAATGAATGTTCAAAAATCGAGATTTAACAAGTTTGGAGGATATAATTACCGTTCGTGTGAGGATATTTTGCAAGAAGCGAAAAGGGTGTGCGAAAAATACGGATGTTATGTTATGGTGACTGACTCTATCGAATTTATCGAAGGGCGTTTTTACGTGAAGGCAACCGCAAAAATTGTTGAGGTTGAAACCGGGTCTATTGAAACATGTTCTGCTTTTGCACGTGAAGAAGATAGCAAAAAGGGGATGGACTTAGCACAATTAACCGGGGCGACTTCCAGTTATGCACGAAAATACGCCTTATGTGGGCTTTTTGCGATAGACGATAGCATAGACAGTGATTCAACGAACGGAGAGCCGGAAGCGAAAGAAAAACGGCAAAAGACAGCCTCAAAACAAGCTACCAACCAAAGTAATACTGGAAGCAACTCAAATTATTTGGGTGTGCTTCTTGAAGAAATAAAAAAAGCAACAACTTATAAACATTTGGGCGATATTCACAAGAATAACGCTAATTACCATCAAAATAGTGAGTTCATGAACGCTTTAGTTGTCCGTAAGGCGGAACTTGAAAAGGCGGAAGCGGAAGCAAAGAAAGTATAAATAATTCGGGGGATGCGTTCCCCCAATAAAAATAAAAGCAATATGAAAGAACTAACATTACTCCCCAAATTGGTTAATGCTGATGTAACGTATATCAGCGAAACACATGAATATTTTTCAAGCGATTTTAGAAAGCTGAGAGGGATAACGGGTTTTATCAATGATCAATTATTTCCCGGCAAACTTGACAATATACCGGATAATATTTTGAGATCGGCAACTGAGAGAGGGAAAGCGGTTCATGATGAAGTTGAGAGGATCGACAAAGAAGGTATTGAACCGGAAACAGTCTACGGAGAGAACTATTTGAATTTAAAAGCCGGAAGCGGTTTAATTCATATCGCATCTGAGTATATTCTAACTGATAACGAGTTTATCGCATCACCGACCGATAAAGTGTATTTGGGTAGCTCTGATAAATCAGTCGTTTTAGGTGACATTAAAACTACCTACAAACTTGATTTGCTTTATTTGTCTTGGCAGCTATCAATATACGCCTATCTTTTCGAGAGACAAAACCCAAATTTGAAAGTAGAGGGAATTATCGCAATTTGGCTAAGAGGTGACAAGGATAAGGACGGAATTTTCTCTGTTGAACGCATACCGGACAGCGAAATAGAATTATTCCTTAATTGCTGTAAGAATGGAGTTCGATATGCAGACAATGCAAGCAAAGACAGTTATGTAGCTAAATTGGAGTCGTTGCCTGCAAAGGTTGCACATATCGAAGAAGGCGTTTACGAACTTCTTGAAATGCAAAAGAAGATAGACGAACATTTAGGCAAGTTCAAAGAACAGTTGTTAGGTCTGATGTCTGAGGCGAAAGCTGATAATATAAAAGGGGAACTTATTTCAGTCACAAGGAAGAAAGCGTATAGCCGTGAATCACTTGATTCTAAAGCACTGAAAGAACAATATCCGGAAATATACGATCAGTTCGTTAAAACATCAAATGTTAAAGAGTCAATTCAATTAAAAGCGTTATAATTATGGTTATAAATGAAGATTTAGCAAAAGAAATCGGTTTAGATGATTCAGTAGTATATTCAGTTATGTTTCTTATACTTTGTACTGATACATATAAGGATAAGTTTAAGGGATGTAGGGTAAAGAAAGAACCTAATACCGTTTTTATTACGATTTCTAAACTTAGAGAATTGATTCCTTTTATGTCTAAGAGCAAATTATATAATTCTGTAAACAGATTATTAAAACTTGGATATATAAAAGAGGCTAATTATAGACTACCCGGTACTAATACAACTAAATGTTATACGATCGGAAAATTTAAAACTAAACAGAAATGAATAAAATAACAGTTGATAATTCAGAATCTTATTGGGAACAGAACGTCAATTATCCTAATGACTATAACTTGATAAAAGTAGAGTATATAATGGGTAAAAGTATGATGTTTGATAAGTGGGAAACAAGAATCTATGGATGGGTTCAAGAAGTGATAGTCGGTGAAAATAGAGGGAAAATCGAAGCAGGCTATCCCGCTCCATACGATGAGGAAACAGGTTCGGATGCTGTTTCCTTAGGTTATTTTGATAATATTGAGGATGCAATGAAAGCTGTTTTAGAAAGTAATCATCCTGATTATAGTGGATATTATATATAACATAAAACAGTATAGAAATGAATAAAATTAAAGAATCAGAATTAAACATCCTATTAGAAGAAGGTGAACTTTGTGATTATTGTCCGTATGTTAGAGGCGAAATATCTAAAGGGCATTATGATATATGCGAAGGATGTTATTGCGAACAGGCAAAGGATAATTATGTACTTGAAAACGATTTAGATTATGAAGAAGAATGAATTTATTAAGAAGCTTATTAGGCGTTCTAATTATATGGATAAACTTGTATATGTAACGGTAGACGGGGGAAGAAGGGAAATAATAAAGTTAAAGCCGAAAAAAAAGAAATATTATAATTCCCTCGAATATTATAGAGATATTAAAAGGACGTCTAATATAAACATTTATTTTGAGATATGGTAACAATATCTGAGAGTTTAGCGAACGAGATCGGTTTAGAGGGTGCGACTGTGTACAGCTATGTATCTATCATCCTATCAACGGACTTTTATAAGGAGCGTTTTAAGGGATGTCGGGTTAAAGGCAAGAAGTATACAGCCTTCATATCAATAAGCAAGTTAAAAGAGATAATTCCCTTTCTATCGACAAAGAAGCTGTACAACGCTATGAACTTGTTAGTAGAGAAAGGATACCTAAAAGAGCTACCGTTACGAAAACCGGGTTTAAATACAACCCGATGTTACCAACTTGTTAATGTATCCCAACATTTTGACTAACCTATAATACACCCACCAACGTTATTTAGTTGTGTGGGTGTTTTTTTGTGTACAGAAAATAATGTTATTTTAGTTTGCAACTTAAACTATTTATTGTATATTTGCAGAGTGAAATCAAAAAACAGTATGAAACATGAATTTAGAGAATCTTTTTAAAATTAAAAATTACGCTGAGTATATGCGTTGTAGCCCGGCTTGGGTTTTGAAATTGATGAAAACGGGAAAGTTGGAATATGTTAGAATAGATGGTGTATACTTCGTTGTTCTAAGGGGTGATGAACTTGAAAAGTATAAAGAGTTTAGGAGAGAGTTGAACGCATTGTTGAATAAAAGTTCAGATGTTTAAGCATTTATAAGGGTATTAATCTAACTTATACCCTTTATAAAGACGATAAATATAATATTAACAATTAAAATTTTAGAAAATGAAAGAATTAGTTTTTAAAGGAGAATCAAATCAAGTTTTAACTAACAGCTTATTGGTGGCTGAAAAGTTCGGGAAAGAGCACCAACATGTATTGCGTGATGTGAGAAATTTAATAAATGGGGGTGTGTCCAAAATTGGTGATACCCCTGCATTTTCGGAAGCAACTTACATTCATCCGCAAAACGGACAAGAATACCCGATGTTTATAATGAATAGAGACGGTTTTACGTTGTTGGCGATGGGCTTTACCGGAGAAAAGGCACTTCAATTTAAATTGGAATATATTAACGCCTTTAATAAAATGGAGGAAACTATTAAGAACGGAGGTTTTAACGTGCCTAAATCGTTCCGTGAAGCATTATTGCTTGCAGCCGAACAGCAAGAAGTTATAGAGAATCAGCAAAAGCAGATCGAAGAAAAAAATGCAAAAATCGAAGCTGATAAGCCGAAAGTTCTGTTCAGTGAAGCAGTCTCCGCCTCGAACAAATCTATCTTAGTGCGTGAACTTGCAAAACTTATCACCCAAAACGGTTATCAGATCGGGGAAAAGCAGCTATACGAGCGACTGAGAAAAGCCGGATACCTTTGCAGTTCGGGAGAGTCGTACAATCAACCTACGCAAACATACATGAACATGGGCTTATTTCATTTGAAGAAAACAAGCGTTATTTGTGACGGGGAAAGTAAGGTTTATACCGTCACCAAAGTGACACCGAAAGGACAAATATACTTCATTAATAAGTTTTTAGGGAAGGGAATGAAATGATAAGGAATCAATATGTAAGTATATTGGGTTGGATGGTTTCAGATTTGAAGCTATCCGGGAATGATCTAATATGTTATGCCCTTATATATGGCTTTAGCCAAGACGGTGAAACTGAATTTAAGGGTTCTTTGTCTTATATAGCAGAATGGCTAAATACAAGTAGGCAAACTGCACGTTTGGTTGTAAAGAGACTCGTAGAAAGTGGACTTGTGAACAAGCGGGATGAAGTTATTAACGGAGTGAAATTTTGTAGGTATTATGTTTCAAATACAGGGTGTGGCGAAAATCACCACACCGTGATAGAAAAAAACACAGGGTGTGGCGAAAATCACCACACCGTGATAGAAAAAAACACAGGGTGTGGCGAAAATCACCACAGGGGTGTGGTGAAAACCACCACTAATATTATATTAGATAATATAGGGATAAATACTAAATCTACTAACGTAGATTATAGTATAGCCACGCACGAAGAATCTGTTTTGTTTCCGGTTGAAAAGAAACCTTTAGCCTCAGAGATATTCGGCTTTACTGCAAAAGCCTTAGATGTGACTAAGAAAGTGATAGAGCGAACAGATAGTTTTTTCGATCAGCTAACATTCCCGTTCGAGTCGGAGGAATTTAAAAAAGCCTTTTATGTGCTAATGACCCAACCAAAGTGGCGGGTAAAGACTAAGACTCTAACAGCTATGCAAGCAAACCTAAACGAGATTGCGCAATTTGAAGAAGGTTTTGCTATGCTATTGATAAATCAGAGCATATCTAAAGGATGGGCTTCACTGGTATACGAGTCAACGCCAAAACAGTATATGCAATGGCTACGGGAAAAGACGGGAGTCTCCGGAAATACACAGCCTGCAAACAATACTAAATCGTATTTTCAGAGTGACGAACAGCGCAGGATGTATCAGTCTTATTTAACGGATGACTTTACATAGCATTTTAAGGATTAAATTTCAATTTTAATCACTAAGACAATAAAAGTATCATGTATTTGGAGAAAATCGAAAATTCGGGCGGAAAATTAGCAAAATACGAAGGTTGCGGATCGTTTATAGAGAGGAATCGCAAATTTTACGAAAGTGGCAACTTTGGGGAACTCTCAAAAGTAGATCAAAAGATATTTCGTGATTCTACTTTGCTTTTGGTGTCCGAATGTACAGACGAAAGAAAAAGAATAGATAATTTTTCTAAGGTTCTTAACGGAGTATGTTTAGAGACTGGTTTAAAAATGCCGGATGTCCGGGACGCAGGAAGTATATTTTATGCTGTTTGTGATGTGATAGATATGTATTTCGATGATCTATCGTTCAATGAAATTCGTTTGGCATGGCGGTTACTTGCTGTCGGGGAACTCGACCCGTTTTTGCCAAAAGACAGATACGGTAGTCCGGACAAAAATCACTATGGTTCTCTTTCGGTTGATTATATTTCAAAGGTTCTAAAGGCGTATAATAAACGAAAGGTTGAAACGATGGAACGAGTTTCTCAGATTATGCCGGACGAAAAGCCAAAGCCGACACCTGAACAGGAAAAGATGTTTTTAAATTTGCAGGCATACAATTTTGTTCTCGCCCTTTTGAAGTATAAGTATTCGGGACGTTTCCGCATAGAGCGTGACAGGATAATAAACGAGTCTACATTTGCGTACATGGAACGATTGGGATATGATATGTCGGTAGTACCTACGTTAGCTGACAAGAAAGAAGCTTTGTTTCAATTTCAAGGTAGACCCGTAAATAGCTTTGCGCAAATTTTCGAAAAAGAGTGTATTTCGAGGTTTGGGATAGACCACGAAGCAGTTTATTTTCGTGCGGTACTGATAGCCAAGAAAAGAAAGTTATTCCAGTATTGGGATGAAATGTTAGCCTTCTCAAATGAAGGTGATAGATCAGAAGATAATATTTGGAAGTTGTATTACTACATTCAATAAAACCAAAAGTTATGAATAGAAGAAAAGTAAAAAAGAACGGTTATCGGATAAGGCGTACAAAGCCTTCCGATAAATTCGTTTATGTCTCTGACTCGTTAACATACGAAAGGAGAAAAAAGGAGGGAAAGAGATGTTATACTCTGTATTGCAAATATGCGTCTATTAACTATTTGTGTGTTTCTCGAAAACAGGCAAAATCTTTAATAAAAGGGTTCTTGTTACTATGGAAATAGATATTATTTGCGCAATAGACCCGGGTGTGTCGGCTGGTGGGATAGTGGTATATAAGCCGGGTAATAGTCTTATTACTATACCCATGCCACGCACGGCAAAGGGTATTTTTAACGTGTTTCAAAAAGTGAAGCGTTCCGGTAGTCCTGCAATATTTATTGAGCGTCTTTCGGTTCGTGGGGGTGACTCCGGAGGCGGGAAAGAATTTAGAATAGCAACTATGTTGGAGAATTATAACTACCTTGTATGTTGTGCGCTCGTTCTTGATATTCCTTTGTTCCTATGTGCGCCTATTTCGTGGCAAAGTGGTTTAAATCTGAGGGAGAAAGGAGAGAAAGAGGAAAAGAAGGATAGAAAAGAAAAGTATCTGAATTATGCAATGAAGCAATTCCCACTTGCAAACGTGAAATTATGGAATAGTGACGCTATATGTATTTTGCGCTTCGCACAAATGAAGATGATTTGTGATGTCGATTGGTTTTCAAGTAACATGCAGAACGAAAACAGCACAGAAATAGCATTTTCTCCAACTCTGTTGGACGATAGTATTAAATTCGTAGAAAGATATGGGTTCAAAAGAAAACGATCTAAAAAACGCTCTAATTGAATCGGTGAAAGAATTGAGAAGCGCACAGAAGAGATTTGAGCGATTCGGGGAGAGATACAGAGAGAGAAAAGAAAAGGCGGAAATGAAAGTAGATGAAATTCTATCGGTTATCGAAGATAAGCAGTTATCTATTTTCTAACAAAAGTTAAATAACGGGTATTTTGGAAAGATTTACCCGTTTTTATTTGCGTGAATTTAAAGTTTTGATTTAATTTGCAGCGTAGAAATAAAAACAGTAGTAACATAAAATCAATTAATTATGCAGGAAATTAGCAAAAAATTAAGTGAACAGTCAGTAGAAAAGGTTTTGGATAGACCGGAGTATAGAAAAGAGCTTTCTGTTTATTGGGAGGGCTTAAAAAAGAAACGGGAAAATGTATCCTTCCAAATATTGAAGAATGGCGGTATCCCTAAAAGAATAACAATAGACAGAGTTGAGAAAATGGATGTAGACCAACTTGTGTCAGAATTTAAGCTAATACTTGACAGAAAGAGTGAGTTGCCTGCAAGTCTGAGATACTTTATTTCGGATGTATGCGGAAAGGTGTTTATCAGTTGGTTTACAAAAGTGATCGAAGATGAAGCAAAAGAAAATAACGATACCCGGGAAGGTAACTAAGGACGGTAAGTTATCCATCTACATGGGAGAGCTTAACGAGTTTATGAAGAACAACGCAGGGAAAAATGTTATTGTGGAGTTTACCATTTTAGAACGGTCTGATTCTTCATCTTTGCGGGGATACTACTTTAAATACGTAGTTCCACAATTTCAGAAAGGGATGTATGAAAACGGGTATAGATGGAGCGAAGAACAAACGGAATCTTATATGCGTAGTATTTGCCCTATTACGATGGGTGAAGTTGTAGATGTTGAAACTGGTGAGTATAGAAAGGAATCAGTTAAAGTTACCGATTTAAGCAATAGCGAATTTATCGAATACATAGACTTTTTGAAGCAATTTGCGGCAGAAGAATTTAGCATTTATATTGAAGAACCAAATAGATTTGTAAGATGAAAGAAAATGAAGAAATGACTTTAGAGGAAAAGTTCAATTTGATGTGCGAAGCATTGAGCATATCTCCGGAGAAAATTATAGATAGGGATATTACCCGTTATGTATCACTTCGTAGAAATTGCATTATCCATCAGCTTTACGCCTATAAAAATCACGGTCTACCCGAATTGATAGGGCGAACGAAGGTTTTAATTATGAAAGCGCATGAACGTTTTCAAGGCGAATTAGATGTGAAGGATATGACAGCCGTAGAGTTTGTTCGGCTTATAGACGAACGACTGCAAAAGTATATTGATGGCAAAGAAGATTAAGAATCTTATTCTTGTTCATTGCACGGAGTGTAGGTTCAGTTCAGATCACCATAATTTGATTTGCTATTGCAAAAAGAGGGATAAAAAATTATGCAGTTGCCCGAACATTGGGCGGGTCTGTGAGTTTTACATTAAAAAATAAAGTATCATGTTAAAAGACAATTTTGAATTAAAAAGAGTTAAGTTCTTGAATAACGGTTTAGAGGTTGATTATAATGATTGCCGTTTGGTTGATGGTGAAGAAACAAAGACGTTTCACAAGGTAAAATGCCCCGAATATCCGCATAGAGATTTAGGAATTGCGGCAAATGAGCTTCGTTCATACATCGTTGAATTGATGGGAATAATGAATTTTAGGAACATCACCTATTTGTCTGATTTGGCAAAACAAGACAATGAGTTAAGTAGACAATTCGATGAATATTTTGAAACGCTTGCAACCCGTATAGCGATTAGTGAGATAGTCTATGATCCCGAAAAGAACACAATAGTTTTCAAATATATTTTCACGGGAGTAGATTTGTCCCGGTTGAAAATGCAAACGAGCAAAATTATGTTGGACGGTGAGGGGTTGAAATTTGAAATAGCTCTACAAGAAGATTTTGAAGCACTGAAAGATGAAATTTTCAAATACCTTTTCGAAAACAAGCGTGCACAATTGGAGCTATTCGGTGAGACAGCAACAGCAGAGCCGGATGATAGTTTGACACCTGATGATGACTTGGAGGGTGACGATACGTTTTTTGATGATGAAGAAGCAGAGCAGCCGGAGTTGATCGAAGAAGATGTACACGCTTGATACGTTTGAGGAAATTGATTATTGTTTAAGCAGGGGGTATAACCCCTTGCTATTTAATAATAATTTCGATATTGAACCTAAAACAAGGTATGAATATTTAAAACGGATGTTCGGGGATGGTCACGGGCAGAGGGCAAATGAACGTTTCTTCCGGTACATGTGGGATGTTAAGCCTCACTATTGCGAAGAATGCTTGAAGCCGTTGAAAGGGTACTCAGCCGTTTATATTTCGCATATTTGCACTCGAGGAGCATTCCCGATGTTAGCGCATGATCCTCGAAATATCAACATACTTTGCTTTGAACATCACAATCAATGGGAACACGCTAACACCCGGAAGGGAATGCGTATTTATCAAGAAAATTTAGAGAAAATAAAAGTCCTCAAAAGGGACAGTTTAAAATTGCAAAAGAAATGAAATTAGTAAAATTTAAGGTTGAAAATGGGCAACACATTTTTGTTAATGCCGATTGTGTTACGTCTATTACAAAAAATACAAACGATACTACGAATGTTAAATGTGCTGGTCCTGATTGTCTTTTTATCGTTTTGGGTAGTATTGATGAAGTCGAAAAGGCATTAGTAAAGGGAAGTAAAGTAGATTCGATAGCCGGCATAATGGTTATTTTATTCATAGGTATTTATATATTATCAAGTATTCTAAATTTATTCTAATATGAACTTAAACAAAATTCAGTTGATTGGTAGGGTCTGCAATGATCCTCAAGTAAAAACATTCGATAATGGGGGTAAGATTTGTAATGTGTCTATCGCTACAAATGAACGTGCGTATAAAACGAGTAGCGGAGTAGAAGTGCCGGAACGCACGGACTTTCACAATGTAACATTCAAAGGTAAATTGGCTGAGATTTGCGGGCAGTATGTTACAAAGGGAATGGAGTTATACGTAGAGGGTAGTTTACACTATCGTAAATATACCGACTCTAATAACGTCGAAAGAACTATTTCTGAGATCGTTGTAAGGTCTATGCAGATGGGAAGAAAAGCAGGTGAGGGAAACCAGCCGACAACCGGAGGCAACGGAAACCAACAGCCGCCAACCGGAGGTTATAGCGGTCAACAGCAGCCGCCTCAGCAGATGTTTACGCAAAATGATGATTTGCCGTTTTAAGGTGATTTCTAAATTGGGGATGTATATTGCATCCCCTTTTTTGTGTTAAATACATGTTAAAACTTAAACTTTAGATTGCAATATTAAATCTTATCCTTATATTTGCAGTGTCAAAAGGAAACAAATTACTAACATTTAAAAATAAATATTATGGCAACAATGACATCAAAACAATTTTGTGAGAGAATGTATAGCATGTTTAAACTTATGGGAGAGGGATGTGCGCACCTGTCTTATAATAGATTTTCATGCGGTTATGCAAAAGATAATACAGCATTAACAAATGCACTTATTTTCGCATGTAATAAACATGGAGTATCATTCTCTTTAGGGTACACTGGTTTGAATCATGTAAATTTCGTAGTAGAATTTAAATAATAATAGCGGTAGAAATACCGCTTTAAACTTATAGTTATGGAAAAAAGAAGATTGTCCGGTCAATACAAAATAGCGATGTGCAAAAATAGAGGAAACGATACATTTGCCGGAACTGTTGGAATAAGAACAGGTTTTATGTATCAGTGCGGTGCGTATCAGTATTTTACTTATTGGGAGAATGACAATAAAATATCGGTTACTGAATCAAGTACAGGTTTTCGTGTAATGTCTTTGGATGTTGAAAAGGGAGAAACTCCTAAAACTGCGCATGATAGGATAGTTGATAAGTTGAAGGGTTTTGATCCATCTTTAGCAAACTGGAATAGTGCTAAAGAGATGATGAAGAAATATAATATTCCCTATCCTCTTAATGAGTGGATAGTAGGGCTAAAAGACATAAACCATGAATGAAGAAGTAGATAAAGCAAGATCGGTGAGTAACGAGGTTATTTCTGAAACTGTCAGAAAATCGACTGAGAATCTAAAGGAAATGGAGGACGATTTCAGATTAGTAAGAAAGAAGTTGAGGAAAATTGGCGATCGAATAAAATTTGAGAGAAAGAAACTTGATATATACAACGAAGAAATAAAAAGGAGGGTTAAGTATGGAATTTGGTAACTTACTGTTAGATAGACTGGGGTTCAACCGTGAAATGTTGGAAGATAAACTTTCAGAAATATCCGCTAAGGAGAAAGAGATAAGAGTTCTAAAGAAAGAAGTTTCCGGTATAATGGAACACATATCAAAATTGGAAAGTGCGTTAAATATTGGAGAGCATTATTATTGCGGTGCTTGCTGCTATCTTGAATGTAAATGTAATAAGGGAAAATATAAGTGTCTTGAAACAGGAGAATACAAGAAATATCACTGTAAAGCGTGTGAAAAATTTAGAGATTTACCATTTTAATAACTAATTATAAATTAAATATTATGATTGATTTTAATCAAAAAAGTATCTCTTTAACTAAAGAGTGTACAGAACAACATGAAAGAATGAAGGCAAAAGGTTTTTATGATTCAGAGGTTTTTGAGTGTAAAAAATGGGCGTTGATAGTGTCTGAGTTCTGCGAAGCTATGGAGGCGGAAAGAAAAGGCAAAGTTATAGAAAACGATGTATATGACATTGCTCTTAATGAGCTATCAGAGATAGGCTTTGAGTCGTATTTTAAGAAATGGGTAAAGGATACAGTTAGCGATGAACTCGCAGACGTGTTTATCCGGTGTATGGACGCAATAGGACATTCTATTGATAAAATTGCGTGCCCTTCCGGAATTTTTGTTTTTCAAAGTATGGTTAGCGATCATTTCAATAGGTTATTGTATTTTGAAAAATCTATTTCATCAATTGTTTATTATGCCATTCAATTTGTACCGAAATCTGTATTTGGCAAATCGTGCATTGTCGAGTATACTAACATGATGGCAATAACCATTGCAGCCGCAAAGCTTTATAACATAGACCTATCTAAAGCAATAGAGGCAAAGATAAGATATAACGAGTTGAGAGGTCAAAAACATGGGAAACAATATTAATTCATTATGGAAGAAAAAATTATTGATTTAGCAAGAAGAAGCGTTTATTATGGTGATCCGGAAGGTTACCAAGTTGGGGGATGCCATTACAAGACATCCGGCATGCAACTTTCTGAGTTTTTAGAAAGGAATAAAGTTGGTTTCTTGGAGGGGAACGCAATGAAATATGTGTTTAGGCACGATAAGAAGAACAAAGAGGAAGATTTGCTAAAGGCTGTTCAGTATATCAAATTGATTCTAAAATACAGATATGGTAAATTCTTAGTAGGTGATATTCTGTTGAGTGAAGAAGAATATAGAAAACTGGATGAGCTTATCGAGAAACAAAATACGATTGAACTTGATACTACTTTTATCAGAAATGCGTTAAAAACCACATCAATTGCTTTGCCTAAAATATGGGTAGATAAAGCAACTTTGTATGTTTCAAAACTAAGAGAGGTTAAAGCTGAATATATCGAAAATTTTGTTTTGTCGGATACAAAAAAACGCAAGCTTTTAGATATGGGACTACGGTATAGTTCGGCTGGTGGTATATATATTCGTTTTGAGTCTAAAAACGGAGAAACAATATGTGTTAAGCCGGGTTTTTATATTGTTCTAAATGAAGATGGGAGATATGAATCATACTCAAAAGAAAAGTTTGAGTCTACTTTTCAACCAAAATACTAACAAAAATAAATAATGATAGGTCACGTTGCAAATATAGCAGCGTGACTTTATTTTTATATTATCTATAATAGTGTTATTTTTGCGCATATTGAAAGATTATATAATTTGTAGTACAATATACCTAATAGAAATTATAACTTAAAAATACGTCTTAAAATGGATAAAAAAATAGGTTCAATGAAAAGAGGGCAGGGAAGACACAGCCGGACGGACGAACAGACCGAAAGAGATCGTTCCTTTGCCTCTGATTTGTTTTTGAAAGGTTATTCTTATAGAAGAATAGCGGAAGCGATTAACGAGCGAAATAAGGCGGATGAAGTGCCGTATACCGTGACTTATCAAACAGTGTATAATGATATTCAGTTTTGCCTGACTCAGTGGAAAAGAGAACAGTTCGATAATATAGATCAGTATATTACGCAGGAACTCCAATCTTTGGATAATGTAGCTCGTGAAGCGTGGGAGGAATGGGAAAAGTCTAAGCGTCCCAAATGTAAGACAAAGTATATCTTAGGGAAAGCCAAGGAGGTACAAAAGGAAACGACAACGGGTGATCCTTCTTTCTTGAATGTAGTTCTCAACGTACAGCAAAGAAAAGCAAGGTTGTTGGGCTATGACTCACCGTTATGTATAAACTTGGTAGGAGACAAAGAAAAGGAAAAGCCTAAATACGATTTTTCGGATGTACCGGAGGACGTTTTAGAACAATTGGCAGATTCTTTGCAAAATACGGAGGGTAAAAAGTGAAAAAAGTAAATGAAATACCACCGGTTGAGATTGTGAAGTATGTTGCGAGGAAGAAGTTTAAGAACTATGCCAAATTCATAGATGATAAAATAGTTCTGAGTCAGTTTCACAAAACTTACTACGAGATTCTCGATAGGTTTGCACATGGTAAGATCAAAAAATTGATTGTTACCGTTCCGCCTCAAACTGGAAAATCAGAGGGTAGTAGTAGAAAGCTACCTTCTTTCCTTTTGGGGCTTAACCCGTCTTTAAAGATATTGATCGGTTCTTATGCCGCATCACTCGCAGAGGGGTTTAATAAGGATGTACAAAGAATAATGGATACACCGGAGTATAAAAGCCTATTCCCCGACACCCGAATAATGGGAGAGGAAAAAAAAACGAGGTATCAAGCATTTGCGAGAAACTCAAAAATGACGGAAACAATCGGGAAGGGTGGGTATATTATATCCGTTGGTCGTAATGGTAGTTTGACGGGTAAATCTGTTGATATAGCAATCTTGGACGACTTATATAAAGATCACATGGAGGCAAATTCTCCGATTATCCGGGAAGCTGCTTGGAAATGGTACACCACCGTTGTAACCACCCGTCTACACAATAACAGTCAACAACTTATTGTGTTTACGAGATGGCACAAGGACGATTTAATAGGTAGGATCGAAGATAAAGAGAATGTTGTCAATGTTGAAAAGTGGGAAGATTTGGATAATATACCGGAAGGCGCTTGGGTTAAAATAAACTTTCCCGCTTTAAAGGTGGGAGAACCAACAGAGATTGACCCACGTTTGCCGGGTGAAGCACTTTGGGAAGAAAAACATAGCGCTAAGAAATTGAACGCACAAAGGGAACTTGATAGAAATGAATTTGAATGTTTGAACCAAGGAAACCCCGGTAGTGCTGAGGGAACTTTATACGGTAACTTTAAAACGTACACCGATAAAAACGATTTTGGTGTGTTGGTCGGAAGGGGTAACTATACAGACTGTGCGGATACCGGTAGCGACTACCTTTGTTCAATTTGCTATGATAAGTATCAATCAAAAGAAGCGGTTTGGAATGAAAAGGAAAGAAGGTATAAGCATCTTATTTTCTGCCTTGTCACTGACATTATTTACACGACTGAGCCAATAGAGGTTACGCAAGTAAGTGTTCCCGACATGCTAAATAGAAATGATACAGATTATGCAAATATAGAAAGTAATAACGGAGGGCGATCCTTCGCTGTAAACATCAGTCCAAGAACTAAGACTGAAATAAATTGGTTCTGTCAAAGGTTAAATAAAGAGGCTCGTATATTGTCGAACGCTGCAAACGTTACTCAGTCTATTGTTATGCCGTACGGGTGGGAGTCACGTTTCCCGAAATTCCACGAACATATAACGAATTACCTTCGTGAATTTTCCGCTAACAAACATGATGATGCGGCAGACGTTTTAACTGGTATAGTCGAGAAAGAAGTTATTCCAACTATATATCAAAAAAGAAGAGGAATAAGGGTTATAAACTGATAAAGTAGGAAAATGTATCAGACTTTCAAGTTTATACGGTATATTTGCAAAGTAAAATCAATTGTTTAACTAAATTTTCATAATTATGTTGTATTGTGATTGTCCTTTAGGTGCAGCACTTCCGGATATTCCCGCATTTAGCTGTCCCGACAATTTCGGGCAAGTTCAAAAACTTGCTTTTCAGAGACTCGAAAAAACGGCAGGAACTGCAAATACTATGACTGCCGAAAGTATCGTAAAGTTGGCTACATGGACTCCCTTACTGTCAGCAAAAGACGGTACTAAAGTAGTAGTTACGCCTTATATTTACGAGCCGACAGTAGAGGCGGGCGCTGCCCTTACTTATGGAGGCGGAAACGCAACTCCCGGAGGTATTGTAGAAATTTTAGGGTCGGAGTCGACACCGTTTACAGCTTCGTTCAAGAAGTTGCCGCAAACCATTATTAAGGCGATGAAAGTGTTAATGTGTGAAGCAGGGCAGATCGGTGTGTTCCTTATCAATGGAAACGGTCAAATCGCTTGCGATAAGACGGGTGATAATTTGCACGGTTTCCCGGTTTGGTCGCTATTTATCGGTGATAAGACTATCGGAGGTTTAGAAGCGCCGGATAGCAATGCTATTACGTGGAACTTCATGCCTAATTGGTCGGACAACTTCACTATCGTGAAACCTGAGTTTAACCCTCTGACTCAGTTAGTGCCTTCTACGGGTATAGGCGGATGATAGCTAAAAAAACGTATATTTCCCTCAGTTGTGAAGAACTGGGGGAAACTCGTTTATTCGATATTGAACACGCTGAGAGACTTTTGGGAATGGTTAATAATGGAGGGTGGCATATACCGGAGGACTCAGAATTTAAATTAAATGAAAATGGGAAAATCATTAGACGAAATAAGGGAGATATACAGACATCCGGAGGGGATCAGTCAAATAGCGAAAGCGAAGGAACACGAAGAAAGAATAGCGTTTCACACACGGGTAAGAACGAGCGATGAACGTAATAAGCCAGTAATTGACTTTCTTTCTAAGGTTAAGACATGGATAGCGAAAGATAAATATGATATTTTCCTATCTATGTTCCATTTCCCGGTTAAAACAAATGGTGTTACTTCTGAGATATTTGACAAACTGAGTCGTGTTTTCGATGGTAGAAACCCGGTTTATAACTATCAGTTTAAATCATCAGAGGATCGTGACGACTGGGAGTATTACCGGACGGATGTTTTAAAAGAACCTTCGGTTTGGAGTACGGACGGTTGGGATAATTTCAAGCATAGAATTAACTCTGTTTTGGTCGTAGATATGCCGGAGGTACAGGTAGGAGAAAAGCCAGAGCCTTATTTTTTTTGGTTGCCTATCGCAAACGTACTTTCTTATCGCACATGTGGGAAAGACTGTAATTTGATGGCTTATATCATGTACGTAACGAACGAAAATAAGATCGTCTATATTGATGAAGAACGTTATGTAAGATTTGATAAAACGAGGGAAAACGACTTGATTTTAGAGGTAGACAATATGCACGATTTGGGTTATTGTCCGGCTCGTTTCTTTTGGTCTGACTCTATTTCATTGAGTGAACCCGACATTAAAATAAGCCCTATAACGAGCGAACTCGACTCTTTCGACTGGTATCTTTATTATTCCACTGCAAAGAAGCATTTAGATTTATACGCATCTTATCCGATTTATTCCGGTTATGAACGTGATTGTCACTACGAGTCACACGATGGCAAAGAACGGTGCGATGATGGTTTTTTAAAGAACGAAAAAAACGAGTGGATCACAGGTGCAGACGGAAAACCGATGGCGTGCCCTATTTGCTCAAGCAAGCGGTTGAGGGGTGCAGGCTCTTATGTTGAGATACCCATACCGGACGAAATGCACAACGTCCCCGACTTGAAAAACCCGATCACTATGCTATCGGCTGATACCGGATCACTCGAATATAACGTAAACGAGGAAAAGAGGCTGAGAGAGGAACTTGTAAGATCGATAACGGGTGGAGAAGGGGAATTAAATAGGTCTGAGGCTATTAACGAAAAGCAAGTTAAAGCAGGCTTTGAGTCCCTGACTACTAAACTAAACAGAATCAAACGAGGCTTCGAGGAAGCGCAAACATTCGTAGACTCTACTATCTGTTTACTCCGTTATGGTGATAGCTTTGTTTCTTGCAAGATTAACTACGGGACTGAGTTCTATATCTATACACCGGAAGAGCTTTCAGAGCGTTATAAGATTATGAAGGAAACCGGAGCGTCCGAGGCGGAACTTGACGCTTTAAGGCAACAGATAATTGAAACGGAGTACCGGAACGATCCTACACAGATGCAAAGGTTATTAATACTTAACGAGATAGAGCCTTATTCACACTTAACGAGGGAAGAAGCAGTAAATCTGTATAAAGAAAACGTTATAAGTGAGGAAGATTTGCGAGTTAAATTAAACCTTCCTACATTTGTGCGTAGATTTGAAAGAGAGAACATGAATATCATTGAGTTCGGTTCTGCACTTGACTATAAAAAGAAAATTGAAATAATTATTAACACTTTAAAAAAGTACGCAAATGGTTTACAGAACGGATCAGTTAGATCAACTGAATGAAAGTAATTACGTTTGCCCGCAGGATGAAGTTAAATTGTATCACGTTGTTCAAGAAGTGAAAGAATTTAATCCGAAAACAGGGCAAAGAATCAGCGTCCCGGTGTTGCAAAAATACAAGCGAAAGACTTTTGAACTTGATATTTTACCGAGACTGCCAAGATTGGGTTATACATTGAGAGTTGTTTTCGACCCGGTTAAATATGAATCTACAATTTCGGAGGCAAGACGAGCCGCAGAACTGGCAGCGAGAGCCGAGGCAAAAATGAAGGCAGACGAAGAACTGAGAGAGCAAATTAGACGTGAAGAAGCCGCAAAACTTCGTGCGGAATTGAAGAAACAAAAAGAGAAAGGAGAAAAGTAATGTTAACAGTAGATTTGCTTAGACAGAATAAAGCGTTATCGGAGCTATCGGATGAAGTTCTTAACGCTATTTCAGAACTTTCTAAAAACGATGAAGCGCAGACGGTTGCGGCAAAGGTCAGAGAAACCGAAAACAGTATTGCTACTCAAATGAAAGAGGCTTTTGGCATTGAAGGTGTAACTGATCTTGATTTGAAAACCGCAATTGAGTTTGGCAAAACAAAGATTTCTAAATCGGATACATCGGCTTTTGAAAAGCAGATTAACGATCTGAAAGAAGAGCTAAAAGCGGAGAGAGCCAAAAAGGGAGGCGAACGGGATACAGATAAAATCAATCAGCTTACAGCCGAACTAAACGACACCAAGCAAAAATTTGCTGAGTTGAACAACCAACTTTCAGAGAAAGAAAAGGAGTTTAACGGTAAGTTGAACGATTACAAGATCACTTCTTACATTTCAAGCGCTATGCAGGGGATGAAGTTTAAGAAAGATATTTCAGAGCCAGTTCTAAACGTTGTGAAGCAACAGGCGGTTAACTTGCTTAAAACTCAATTCTCACCCACTTTGCAGGGTGACGAAGGTTCTGAAAGTCTTATTTTCATGAAAGACGGTGTACCTTACAACAACCCTGCAAACAGTCTGAAACCGTTTACCGCATCAGAACTTCTGTCTCAACAGTTTGAACAGTTCGGTGTGCTTGACAAAGGTAGACAGGCTGCCGGTGCTGGAAGTTCCGGAGGCGGACAGGGTAACGGTAGCTTGCTTGATTTAAGCGGTTGCAAAACCAAAGTAGAGGCAAACAAGGTTGCGCAGGAGTATTTAGCTAAGAAAGGTTATACAAGCGAGTCGGAAGAGTATCAAACGGAGCTTGATAAAATTTGGGTTGAAAACAAGATTGCAGATTTGCCAACAGAATAACTAAAGAGGGGGTTAAACCCCTCACAATATAAACTTTAAAACAATAGATTTATGTCGTTAATTGCTACAAGAACACAGGAGTTTAGATTAAAGAACCCTAACATTGACAAAAATATGGCTCGCATGACCGAATGGGGTGCGTATGACTTCTTTTTGTCTCAAACAAATGCGATGGACTCAATGCTTTCCGATGAAACTAAGCGTAGAGCGTTCGCCTCAATGGGAAGCGATATTAAGATTCCCGTAATTGATTACGATAAAAATGTAACGGTGTCAAACGCTCGCACATGCGTTATCGCAGATGCGGAAAACACTTCACGTTTGATCGGTGTAACTTGGAAAACCTACGCTTTCGGCTTCACTATGACACCGAACATGTATTCAAACAACGAAATCGATTACCAACAGGACTGGAACAGAAAGCTACAAAAGCACATCCGTAAGTTCATGGATACCGTTGATAAGGACGCTATTGCGGCTTTGGAGGCAAACAAAACGCAAGTGTTCGGAAACTTGCTGTATTACACAAAAACGGGTAACGATGTACAGGTGAAATTCACTCAGCGCAACGACATCCTCAGCGACTTGCACCCGATGTTCCGTGCAAACGACTATTCCGGTCAACTTCATATCATTGGCGACACTGGTGTAGATTCAATGTTGCGTAAACTGGAACAGCACGGTTTGTACAATGACGTTAACAAACAGTTGGAGTATGCAAACAAAGTGTTCCATTTCACCAACAACATGACTTTAGAGTCGGAAAACTTCGCTCAGATGTATGCTGTTGAATCGGGTAACGTTGGTTTGTTGACCCGTGTAGACCGTGCAGCCTACAACAACACTAAGTCGGGCACGCATGAATTTGGAAAGGTTGTTCTTCCTTATTTCGGTAAAGAGGTTGGAACACATTACTACGAAGAAGTGGGCGATCAGTCAGCTATCGCAGGCGCAGCTACTGCCGATATGACTTGTGACGTTAAACATTTCTACGGTTTCTCAGTAGATATTGCTTTCGTAGTAGCTTTTAACTCCGATCCTGCAACAATCGCTAACCCGATTATGAAGATCGAAGTAAACAAAGAAAATTCAGAATTTGGAGGTACTCCCGTTTACATCACGAATGCGTCTCAAATCGGTGGAGGTTCTCCGGCTGGCGAATTATCTGTTAACCTTTCTAAAATCGGAGGTAGTCCGGTTGCTGAATCTGCTTTGAAAGTAGATTTGGATAAAGTCAAAGGTACAGCGGTTTCGGCTACTGGTGGCGTAGTTGATGTTAAAGTCAATGCGCAGGCTGCAAATCTTAATGTTGAGGTGAAGAACTCAACAGATTCACCCGTTAACACAAAGGAAGTTCCGGGAGCGTAACGAGAAAGTAAACTAAGTATTAACAAAGGGAGGGGGACAAAATCCCTTCCCTTTTTTAATTTATAACCATGTACAGATTAAAGGATATACAAAAAGAACTTGCCACGCTCGTAGGATGGCGGCAGTCGTACGATAGAGACGCTAAGATAGACGAAAGTTTAACGGTGTCCGATAGTGGTGTTATGTTTCAAGACGTTCACCCGCTTGTGACGCTAAGAAACATTGAATCTATTATGCCACTTGATTACTATTTACGTTATCCGGAGTATCGGGATACCGACACTTATAAGCCGGGTGACAAGGTAGTTTACGGCAAGGACGTGTTAACGCTTCGTCCGGACGTATGGGAGGCAATAACAGAGAATGTTGGTGTAGAGCCTTCCGATGGTGATAACTGGAAACGGTACAACCCACTAAGCGATTATTTACGTGAATTGAACGAAAGAGCGATCACCAATACAGTTACTCGCTTCATCAATGAAAAGTTGATTGCAGGGGAAACAAAGACGCTTTTAGAGCGTACAAACTTCTTCGATGGTTCGGGTAAGATAAATAACGAGATTGACCCTACCGATAGCATTGTAGGATATGAAATATTGCCAGTCCGTTCTATGGGGGTAACAACCAAGATCGAGAAGATAGGTTTGCAGTTTAACAAGCCGGGAAGGGTAAAACTTTACCTTATGCACACCTCACAGGTAGACCCGATTAAGACGTTCGATTTGAATTATACTAAAAATGGTTCTTATCAATGGTTTGATGTCGGTAACGATGTGTTACTCCCTTATATGTCTGAGGAAACTTCACCCGGTGGCTTGTGGTACTTGTGTTACGATCAAAAAGAATTGCCGTTGGGGATGTATGCTATAAACGTCTCTAAGGACTTTTCACGTGACCCGTGCGGTACTTGTAATATCGGAAGCGTGCAGGAGTGGAGAGAGCTAACAAAGTATATCAGAGTGTCACCGTATAGAGTTGACTCTACGCAGTCGGAGGATGGCGTAAAGATGTGGAATATAGAAATGAACATGTATACGTCTGCAATCTGCTACGGCTTGAACGTTCAATTATCGGTAGGATGTGATATAACCGACTTTATCATTCAGTCTAAGTATGCCTTCACGCATGCCGTTTCTCTGCAAATGGCTTCTTATGTGTTGCGGGAACTTGCATTAAATCCGAACGTTCGGCAAAATGCCAATCAATTGAATATCGACCGTGAAACGCTATTGTACGAAGTTGACGGAAACTCACAGGGACGTGCGCAGGGTATCGGATACGAACTAAAGAAGGCTTTTGAGGCTCTTTCTATTGATACAAAAGGGATGGATAGAATATGCCTTTCTTGCCGGAACAACGGGATAAGATTTAAAGCAACATGATAAGCGGTCTAATAGATAAGTTTAAAAAGGTAGGTGAGGAACTCGACACCGGAGAGATAGCAAAAAAGATTGTGCGTGACAATGATAATATACTTATTGACATGAACGCACAAGATCAGCTATACGCCAAGGGTGTTAACCGTTTGGGCGTTCGTATAGACGAATACCAACCCTACCGACCCTTAACTATACAAGTCAAAATAGAAAAGAGGCAACCGTATGACCGGGTGACGCTTAAAGACACAGGGGAGTTTTACGACTCTTTTTATGTTGAGACGGCAGAAGATCGGTTTTACATAAAAGCCTCAGACGAAAAAGCTAATTGGCTTATCAAAAAATACGGTGCTGAAATTTTCGGGTTAACAAATGATTCACTTGCTGAGTTTATTAACGATTATGTGAAGGACGAAGCATATAACAGAGTAAAGGAGATATTAAATGAACGATAGAGCTATAATTAGACCAAATGCGACACTTTTCGATAAAACGATAGCCGATGTACAGGTAAGCCTAACAAAATCGCTTAAATGGCTTAATTTCGCTTTCGGGAACGTGGTTAAATTGGTAGAGAGAAACGAGAGGGGAAAATTTGTTACCCCATCAGTGTATTTTAAGGGAAATGATTATTTGCGCTTAGAGCCGGACGATAAGCGGGGTAACGTTTGCTTTTTCTACATGCACGACTCACAAGATTATGAAGGGGGAGACTCTTTGTCTGGCTTTGGCGATCTGAGGGGGACGGTTAGCATTATCTTTTGGTTCGATACCCGTAAAATACCGGGAGCGGAATATTACAACGTGGAGTTTGTAAAGTCCGAAATACTGAGAGCCTTAACGCACGAACTTTATCTACCATCCGGTGATATACAGGTGAGGAAGATATTTCACGATGCCAACAACGTATACAAGGAGTTTTCTATCCAAAAGACGGATAATCAATACTACGTTTATCCCTATGCGTGTTTGCGGTTTGAGTGTGATATTCATTGCGAAGAAGGGTGTTATTAAAGGGGGAGTTTCCCCCTTTTTTGTGTTAAATACGTGTTAAAACTTAAAGTTTCGCTTGCAATATTAAATAAACTCCTTATATTTGCAATGTCAAACAACGAAAGACCCCACAATCTAACCAAGACGCAAAAAGATTGTTGAAAGATTAAATTCATAAGAGTAGAAAATAAGCAACGGTATCTACGAAGGGTTAAATGAAGGTTCGGTAACCGATTAAATGAAGCTATAAAGCCTAAATCTTTCGAAGTATGACAAATTATGTAGTAACAATTAAAAATAAAGATTATGACAGCAATTGAAGTTAAAGAGGTATTAGCAAACAACAGACAGTTAGTTATTAGCTATTTCAATGAAAATGTTAAGCAAGATAGTTTCTATAATCTTAGTTGGTTTATGACTCGTATTTTGCAAGAATCTGAAATCGTTTGGAGAAGAAGAAAAAACGTATCAGAAAAAGAAATAATATCAGTTATCGCAAAGATCATGAAGCAATATCCCCAAATAGCAAAGAACTACGTTAGCAACATTGAAAAGGCTGTTAACTATTTCGGAGAGGATAAAGTAAAACAAATGATGAATATCAAGTAACATACAAAAAGCCATGAAAGTAGATAAGTATCTAAAGAGCCACAAGGCAAACGAATTTTACGTGAAAAAGTGTAGAGGTTATTATCTCGTTATGGATAACTATGATAAAAGTTTGGCGTCTATGGAGGTTACAGAAGAAGAAGCTAAAAAGGTAGCCGAACAACTTAACAAGATTCGCAACGAAAGATTGAATCTAACCGTTAAATAATAGTTAAATATTAAATTTAAACTTGCAATATTAAATCTTATCCTTATATTTGCAGTGTCAAAAGGAAACAAATTACTAACAATTAAAACCCAAAGTTATGGAAATTATAGAATTTAAAAAAGGTGAGAATAAAGGAGCTATTTTTATACACGGAGAAAAGAAATATAGCGCATGTACAGCTGTGGAAAGTAGCAAGTTGTTCAAAACATTAAAGGGAGCTATGTCTTGGCTCAATAGTAGAGGATATAAAGAAGTATAACAAGTGGGGGTAATACCCCACATAAAAATTAAAAATATGACTACTTACATTTATAAAGGACAAAAGATAAGCCACTCCAAAATATTATCCCTATTGCGTAGTGCAGGCATTTACGGAGGAAACAAACTATCATATTATGAAGTTTTGGTTAAAGCTGCCGAAAACGGCAACGAAAGAGCCACGTATATTTTGAGAGATTTAAAGGTGATATAATAACCGTGGGAAACCACACAAATTTTAAAGGTATGTTTAACAAAGAAAGAATTGAGAATTTAGAAAAGAGAGTTAAGGAACTGGAAAGAATAGAAGGTATTTCAAAACTTTCGGAAGATGTATCTAAAAGACTTATACATGCTTTAATTGACTCTAACAACGAAGTAGTAAAAAGAGTTTTTGATAATGTGTGTGTCCGTTCGATATATGGTACATCTGTGTTTCAGCCACCTAAAGCCGGAGACATTCACGCAAGTAATGCGGTGTTTAACGGTATACCAGATTCTTTAAAGAAGGTAGAAGAGGATAAGGCAGAAGCACCTACCATTGCAAGCGTGTTGGAAAAAGCAAGAAGGAATACGATTGCGATACAGGAGCTTTTAAAACGAACAGGATGTTCGAACGTGAACGAAGTAATAAGCAAGTTTGAACTTGGGGTTTCTTTCAAAAAGATGTATGAAGAAGAAGCACGCAAAAGGAAAGAGCTTGCAATACAAAGAGATCGTTTAGAAAGTGAAATGATGTGCCAAATAGATCACTTAAAATCAGTAAGGGACGAGTTGTTAACCGCAACAGGGTGTGAAAACTTTAGCGACTTGAAAAATAAGTTCTTATGTAAGGATATAAAGAGGGATGAACTAATAGAACAAATAAACGAGCTTGAACGGCAAAGGGATCTTTTAGATCGTGATTTAAGAAATCAAATAGCTAAACTTTCTGATAAAAACCAATCTTTGATGGAAAGTGAAAAAAGCATTATTTGCAAACTTGGAGATAAGCAAGCGGAATTAAAGAAAGTGGAAGAACTTTCAGAAAGTAGGTATGAAGAAATTGTTTGGCTTCGTGGCGAAATGAAAAAGATAGAACGAGCAGTAGAGCGTCTAAAGGAGGAAAACAAACAGCTTAAATATGCTAATTCGAAAATGGCAAAAAGAACGGTTGATTCTATTTGTTCAGAAGCGGATATTGCGGTAGGATATTCAAATTTGCAAAAGAGATGTAAGGATTTGGAAAGAGATAAAAAATCATTGCTTAATTCCGAGAGAGAATTACAAAAACAAGTATTTGACCTTTCGAGAGATAAAAAATACTTGGAGATGGCAAACACTGCACTCCTGCAAGAAACTCGTAAAATTAGAGAGTCTTTGAACGAAAGAATTAAGAAGCTAAGACAGAGACTTAAAAAATCGTCTATCCGTTACAGAGACTTAAAGGAAATCATTTCGCACAACGGTTTGAAATCAGTATAACAATAATAGCCGGGATATTATCCCGGCACAATATTAAAAGATATGTTGAAGGTAGATATAAGAAATAGGATATTAAAACCAAAGGTTGGTGAGATTATAACCGTAATAGGAGATATATATACCACGGTAGCGGAAACTATACCGGACGAAAACGGGAGATGTGAGTCATGTGCTTTCAATGATGAAACAAAGGTAGGAGGTGATTGCGGTGATTTTGTGAGTTGCTCTAAACTTAACCGTAAAGATAATGTTATGTTTAAACTAATAGAAAGAAAGAGAACTAAGGAGGTTGAAAATGAATAGAATATCTTTGTCGGATAGAAATAGATTCGTACCGAAAGAGGGGGAAGTATTTTTTGCAGAAGTTCCGGGAAAGGGGATAGACCGGAAGGTAGAGGCGGTATTATTGAAAGACAATAGCGGTTGCAAGAATTGCGTATTTTTTCAAGGCGAATTAAAAGACTTGTGTATGCAAATAAACTGCCTTAACAGAGGGGGGCAATTAACTTTTAGGAAGGTCAAACGTATAAAAAAGTAATATTATGAAGAAATTAGATTTATCAGTGTTGCCTATTGATTTAAAGGTAGGTGAGGAAATGGAGGTATTAACCCCAAAAGGGGATAAGGTTACAGTAAGGTGCGTTGAGGACAAAAGAGAAAATGTGTGCGATTGTTGCTTCTTTGGGGAAATGGATTTAGACCTTTGTAATCACGTCAAATGCAATTTACGGGAGCGTGAAACAAAAGATAGTGTAAGTTTCCAAGAAGTAAAAAGGGAGAGAATGCGTAGTAACGAGAAAGGAGAATTATTATGAAAGAAGTGATTGAATACAATATTGGTGACGAATACAAAGAGGGTGATATACTCAAAACGAGAAAGGGCGTATATTTGCTCGTGGAAAAAGCGACTCTCAAAGAGTTTCTAAAATGCTGCAATTCGTGTTGGTTCTACAATGAGCCCTGGGACACATGTGTACAAATGGATTGCACAGCTAATAATTTGCATTTTAGACCGTTTGAAACATACAAAGAAGGTGAGGAATATAACGTAGGTGATCTATTGAAAATACCTAAACCGGGAGAGCCGGGAAAGTTCATCCTTTCAATAGTAGTAGAGGATGATATTGTAGACGAATTTAATAATAGCAGTTGCGGACGATGTACATTCAACGACTGGATATATCCTACGGGTGATTGTTGTTCAAAAAATAAATGTGTAGATTGTCTCAGAGATACAAACGGAGACGATATATATTATAAACCATTATCGGAGGTATCAGAATGAAGCAGAAGAAGGTTAGAGATTTTGAAGTGTTCGAAGTAGTACACCCGATCACTGGGAATAAAATCAAAGTTCAAGCAATACCAAGGGATACTATTTCATGCAACGGATGCGCTTTCCGAAAAGGAGATTTGGAAAGCATGTGTAAAGCATATCTGTGCATGAGGGAAAGAACATTAGATTGTTTGGTGTTCAAGGTAGTAAAGGAGAAAATCAAATGAAATGTTACAGAGTTTTAAAAGTTAAAGTATTAATTTAAATGTGTTGACTTATGAACAAGAAAGCTATTGACAGCCTCTTAGAGGCAAAAAGACAGATTGACAATACAATTACTCAACTTATCAGAGAAAACGAAACAGAGGGCAAAGGGATTATGTCTGCGTTGAGCAAATGCGAATATATGCTATTAGGTTCTTGCGTTATCTTCCCACAGCATTTTTTAGACTGGTGTTTATCCCGTGGCTTTTTGTCTACAGTCACAGAGGAACGTCCCCTTTTCGGAGGTACTTCTACGATTTCAAGGTATGTGCCAAGAACAGACCTTATCCGTATGAATGGAAGCGATATAACCGTTCATCCTTCATTGTTGTACGCATACTTACACAGAGGTGAAAATGAATAATACAAAGGACTCATATACCGACACTAAGGTATACAGCCTCGCAATAGCGGTGCTCAATATGGAATATTACACGAAGTTTAAAAAGTGGCTTATTTACAAGGGATATATAGATTCCCCGTTTGATGGTAAATACATTCCATTAGATCACAGAGTGAAAATATCATCTTCTGGTAATATATTTGTTACTCCTGACTTGATTAATACGTTTATGCCTGCAATGGAATTAATAAAATCATGTTGTGATTAGGAATCTTCGGATTCCTTTTCTTATTTATAAACATTTCGTTTTTATCCGCCTTCGGAGAGTTCGAGACTAATGTTTTAATAATCAATATCTTTGCAAAATTGCTTTTTATTCATACTTTTGTACAAACTAATATTTGAATTATGGAGATTTATAATTATTTTCTTTCTTGCGTGCTACTTGTTTCGTTTGTAGCGGCATTTTGTGTTAACTTTGCCCGAAAGACGGGTGTAATTGAACGGATGTCAGTGTTTGGTGATTCTTGGTTATCTAAGGTGTTCCGGTGGTATGGTGATAGATCACTGATTAACGAGCTAACAAACTGCAATTTCTGCCTATCGTTTTGGGCGTGTGTAATTTGTTCGGTGATTATGTCGATCGGAACGCTAAGCCCTATTTTCATCCTTACACCGATCTTTGCAACACCTATTTGTAGAATTTTAATTTAATGATTATGGAGATTAGAAATTATGTATCAATTATTCCGCCCTTCGAGATCGTGAAGGCGGTTAAGTTTAACGGTGATGTTTACGAATTAGCGCAGTTATTGCCAAGTTTTGAGCTACTTTCCGCAATGGATGGCGTAATGATGGCACGAATAAACGGCAGCGCTTTTCGGGTGTTTGATAACGATTTTATCGTTCTTGGAGAAAAAATTGCTTACTCAGTTGACGAAGAAATGTTTGCCATGTTATACGAGCAGGCAGATAAGGAGGTGACGAATGAACACGATTAAGGTAGGGAGTCACACGGTAACGGTATACGAAGGCATTGACGAAATGCCTATCGTCCGTTATCAGAAGTTTAATCGTCTTATGCTGATTGAGTCGGGAGTCGGCAGCACTATCGAGGAACTCGACACGCATTTACAGCGTGCTATAATCTACTGCCGGACACAGCCGGAACATACGTATAACGAGCTAATGAATCTAAGGCAGTGTTTCAATATGGCGTCGAATGGCGTACATCCGGGAATGATGGCTTTTGCCGCCTTCGTTAAATCGGTCGATGGCGTGGAATATCCGGTTAATGCGTCCGACTCTGATCTAAAGGCGATATTTGACAGTCTCAGCGATGCAACTATTAACGAACTTTCTGAACCGTTTCAGAAGGTCAAAAAAAAAATAGAGGCGGAAGTATCGGTATACTTTCCAAGGATGGCGGACGATCCTCTGATTAAAGAGTATTACGATATTAAACTATCGCTGATAAAGGCAAAGTTAGACAAACTTGTGAACAACGTAGATAACAGTGAGGCGGTGAAGGAAATAGAAGATAAGTTGCTTACCTTCTTCCCGCCTCGAATATTCTACGGCACTGATTCTGTCGAGATAAAGACGGATAAAGAGTTTCAAGAAATGTGCTTGGTTATCACGCAGAACATGCACATAAACGCACGTGAAATGTCGGTGTCTGAGTTTTACACCGCTTTCGAGATGATTAAGAGACAGGCAAAAAGGAGTAAGAACAAATAAATTTAAATCAAATGGCGAACGAAGTAAAGGGAATAAAGTATAGCGATCTTATACAGCCGGACAGCAGTATAAAGGACGCTATTACGCAGTTGGAAGGACTGCAAAAGATATATGACGCTATGTTAAAGCGTATCGAGGAAGGCGCAAAAGGGCTGCAAAAACCTATTTCAGAAGGTGGAGGCGCAACGGAGGAAGGGCGCAAAAAGATAGACGCCTACGAAAAGCAAGTGCGATCCTTGGCGAACGCTGAGATACAATTGAAATTGGCACTGACAGAGACAGCGCAGGAAATCGCAGTATTGAAGAAACAGACAGCCGATCAAAACTATCTGAATAAGTTGCAGGCGAAGTTGGCTAATAGTATGGCAGGAAGCTATAACGCTTTGTCGGCACAATACGAGCTAAACAAAATAAAGATGAACAATCTTTCGCAGGCTTATTTGGAGAATACGGAGGCAGGAAAGAAGCTTGTTAAAGAGACTGCGGAGATTTACGCAGCGATGGATAAATACCAAAAGAGCACGGGAAAGCACACGTTAAGCGTGGGTAACTACAAACAGGCGTTCGATGGTTTAGGCTTTTCTATATCACAGGTCGCTCGTGAACTCCCGTCCTTGGCGATAAGTGCAAATACGTTCTTCCTTGCTATTTCCAATAACATTCCTATGGTTATAGACGAAATACAGAAGCTTCGTGCGGCAAACGAGGCGGCAGCGAAAGCGGGGGAAGCACAGGTAAGTATAACCGGGAAACTGGTTAAATCTCTGTTCTCGTTTAATACCGTGATGGTGTTGATATTGACCGCCTTTTCTATTTGGGGTAAGGATATAACCAATTGGATAGGTAGCCTATTCAAAGGTAAAACAACGGTAGATCAATTGAAACGGTCTACTACTGACTTGAAAGACGCAATGTTAGAGGCTGGGAAGAGTGCCGTAAACGAGTCTGTGAGACTGAAAATCTTATATAAAGCGGCTACCGATTCCACACGCAGCCAAAACGAGCGTCTAAAGGCTGTTAAGGAGCTAAAGAAAGAGTATCCGGAGTACCTTAAAAACCTCTCTGATGAAACCATTATGACGGGTAACGCATCAAAGGAGTATAAGGAACTTGCAAAACACATTCTATCGGTCGCAATGGCACGTGCCTACGAGGAAAGGATACAAAAGAACGCCAAGGAAGTTATTGACCTCGAGGAAAAGAAGAACCAAGTATTAGAGGAAGGTAGAAAGACTTACCAAAAGCAACAAAAGGAGATCGAAGAACTTAAACGTTCGTCTAAGGGTATCGGTGTTGGTGCGGTGGCTTTGGAAGCGGCTTTACAAGGGCAGGCGTCCGCGTGGAATACCGCCAAAAAGGAGGCAAAGAGCTATGACGATCAAATTGCAGTTATCAATAAGTCGAGTGAGGAACTTGCTAAAAAGGTGGTTATTCCCGATCTTCTTGCGGGTGACAAAGGAAATAAAAAGAAGGAAAGGACAAAGAAGGACTTTGACCTACAATCTGAGTATGAAAATAGCCGTATAGCGCTTATTATTGATTCCCGCTTGAAAGAACAGGAAGAACGTAAAAAGGCAACGGCTGATGAACTGAAAAAGCTAAAGGAGAGCACAACGGAGAAACAAAGAGCTACGCAGTTATATGCTGATACTGTATACAATATCGAGGCAAAATTGCGTAGAGATTTGGAGAAGCTGCAAAACGACTGGCGGGTAGAGGACTTGCAAATCACGCATGATCGATTGAGTGAACGCCTAAAAGCTGTTAGACGTGGCACGGCTGACGAACTATTAATTCAAGTGCAGCTACTCGAAAACGAAAGAGCGCAGGACGAATTGCGCATTAAGCAGTCAACCGATAGCGAACAGGTAAAGAATGAACGTTTGCTTATCCTGCAAAGGTCGTATCAGCTTGCATCTATCCAACTGCAAAAGGACTTCACGGACAATCAAGACAAACGTATAATTGATCGTTCTGTATTCCGCCTTAATCAGCAGCAGCAGGCAGAAAGTGCCGCCTTTAATATCGTGCAGCGTTCGGAGAAAGAGCAGAGCCGATTCCGATTGAAATTAGAGCGTGAAAGGTGGGAGCAAATATTAGAGTTAACAAAGCAGTACGGAGAGCAAATCACGGGATACAACGTAAAGACGGTAGAGGATACCATCAAAGGGATAGATAACGCAATCAAGCGTGATACTTCCGGATGGGATAGCAATCAAGGCGTATTTGGCAATCTGTTTGATCTCGTTTTCGGTGACGCATTTAGCGCAAAAGATGGAAAGTCGGGCGCAGAGCGTGCGGAGCAGTTCAAAGACTCCATTTTAGAGGCTTCGGAGTTCGCCATAGAGAACCTAAAGAGTGTTGCGCAGGCAAGGGTAGAGGCGGCAGAAGTGGCGGTACAGGCGGCAGAGAAAGAAGTCTCAGCCCGACAAAAGGTTTTGGACGCTGAGATACAAGCGAGGGCGAACGGATACGCCAACAACGTAGCAACCGCACAAAAAGAGCTTGATTTTGCACGCAAACAACAGGAAAAAGCGCTGAGGGATAAGAAGAAGGCGCAGAAGCAGCAAGAGCGCATAGATACACTTATGCAGGCAAGTTCTTTGGTAACCGCAACCGCTAACCTATGGAAAGATTTAGGTTTGGCAGCGATCCCGGCTATTGCGTTGATGTGGGGATCATTTGCTTTTGCTAAGATAAAAGCCTCACAGCTATCTAAAGCCTCGCAGGACACAGAGGAATACGGGGACGGTACGGTAGAAATGATTGATTACGGAGGTTCGCACGCATCCGGAAACGATGTAGATTTAGGTACGACTAAGGATGGTAAGCGTAGACGGGTAGAACGTGGTGAATATTTCGCAGTAGTGAACAAACGTTCATCTCAGAAGTATAAGAAACTCGTTCCGGACTTGATTAATTCGCTAAATAAGGGTACTTTTGAACAGAAATACTTAAACGCCTATTCCGGTAGTGATGAAGTAACGAATATAATGCAAGGTTCAACGGTTGATCTGTCTAAGGTCGAAAAAGATCTGAAATCAATCAAAGAACAAGGTCGTGTTAAGTACATCACGGGTGCGGACGGTACGATAATTGAGGTAAGGGGAAATATTAAACGAATAATTAAATCATAATGAAGGCAATTATTAGAATTTTGTTTTTTGTGTTGTGTGGGTTGTTATGTTCATATTTGGAACTTGTGTACGATCATAACAGTTTTGATATTTGGAACGGCTTATCACCGAAAGAAATAGTTTCAGATATAGGTAGTTGTTTTGTTACTACTATTTTTGTTGTAGTCGTTTTAGAGTTGCTATATTTCATGTTTAAAACACACAAAGAAGATGAACGTTAAAGATTTGCGGTTTAAATTGGGGGGTGTAGAAATACATCCCCACTACTCAGAGCTAAAACGGAAGTTTGGCAAAGAGAATCAACAGGAGTTTTTCAGAGAGTCGATAGAGGGGAGTTTAACACTGATAGGGGCGGACTACCTTCTTGTTAAAAATGCGAGTATTGAGGATATTTTGTACTTGCAGATAGAGCAGAAGGATAAAGGGCAGCTATCAACGCAGTATCAAGTTATATTTGAGGGATATTTCAGTAAGACAGATTGTGAGATAGACAGCGATAACCGGACGTGCAAAGTGAAGATAAGCCCACGGGATGAATACACCGACATAATGAAGGGCATTGAGAACAAATACGATCTTATTAAGCTTGCACCTGCATTGACTCAAATAGGGGTGGCAAAACGTCCGCTTATACAGGTGTACATCAAAGGAGGAAGCACAATATCAAACTACATTGCCGGAACGTACTTTGAGGAAGATGTAAACGAGGTTATAACATCGGGTGACGATCTGACAAAGAAGTATTTTTTTAACTATCTTGGCGATTATAACGAGATAACAATAAATGCCATCCCGTACCAGTTTTTTAACGGAGTGTACTTCGGGTCTAAAGGAAAGTATGCAAAAAGGGATGGTACTTGGAGAATCGAAGCTATACAGGAAAGTTTAACGCAACCGGACGTTGCGCACGGAAAATTGTATCTGATTAATGCTGATGGTACGAAGGTGTACCAAAGTGGCAATTTGACTTGGATAAAAGATAATTTCAATTTGGGAGATCGTAAAATACCTATGATGCGAATACCGGACGAACCAACTTTGCCGGAGCGTATAGAATGGACTGAGAATTACAACAATTCCATGTATCAGCGTCTTTTGCTCGATCTTGATACGTTGGACGGAAACCCTACCGGGAAACTTCCATCCGATGATATTTATCCTACTAACAGTAATTATAAATATGCCGCACCATTGGAAGGGAATTATTTCTACACATCAACAAAAGTTCAGAACGAGCCAACGGAATATGGTGTAAATGATGAAGGGAAATATTTCACGGATGATTTTATACCTGCCGTTGCCGGAGTAGGAAAGCTATATCCTATTTGCCGTTCACGATGGGGTAATATGTCGGTTTGGTTTGAGTTCGATTTATCCTATGCGCCATTGGAGGAAAGAGCGAGAAAGGAGTATGTTTTAAGGGACTCGTTCGCCATACAAGACGCTATTAGGGCGCTTATTAAGCAAATTGATCCCACTTTGACGCACGAAGCTACGGAGGAATACAGTAAGTTTTTGTATGCCGCCAATAACCCTATTTCCGGTGCACCTTTTAAGGTGTTCATCACACAGAAAAGCAACATCCTAAAGGGCGAGTATGATCGTCCGGCAAAGAAGGCGGAAACAACCCTCAGCGATATAATGAAGATGTTGCGTGACACGATGAAACTATATTGGTTTATAGATGGCGATAAGTTTAGGATAGAACATATCTCCTATTTCATGAATGGCGGAAGTTATACCGGTAGCGGAACGGTCGGAATAGACTTAACAAAGCTTAGATATGCAAAATCGGGTCAGTTAATGACGTGGAAAACTAACACGGTCAAATATGATAAAACCGATCTGCCTTCACGCTTTGAATTTTCTTGGATGGACGATACCACAAATACGTTTGCAGGTTTTCCGATTGACGTTAAATCAAACTACGTGCAGGAGGGAAAGAAAGAAGAAGTAAGGGTATCTAACTTTTCGTCCGATGTAGATTATATGCTACTGTCTCCGGGTGACTTTTCACAGGATGGTTTTGCGCTGTTGGGAGCTACGCAGATAGGCGGTAAATGGAAACTACCGTTTGTTACGTTCAATTTGGTAGACAAGAACAATAAGAAGTACACCGTAAACCCCCAAAACGGCTACATGTCGTTCTTGCACCTCGTTAAATACTACATGCACGATATGCCAGCCTCAGAGATTGAGCACGGAGGCGATCAGACGATAAGAGTGAGAGGAATAAAGCGGAGTATGACGCAAGATTTATCTTTCACATATGACACCACGCCAAACCCGGTACAACTGATAACAACGGATATAGGCAACGGGAAACCAATAACTATGACTGAGGACTTAACCACTCGCCAAATAACCGTATCTTTATCTTACACCCCCTTATGATAGGGGGTGTTTTCTTTTAAATTGCTATCTTTGCCCCTATAATCAATTTTTAATCAAAATGGAAGTACATAACAACTTTAGTCCTTTGGCGTTTAGAAGGAAAGAATCTAAAGCCACATACGAAAAATGGTACGCTTTCGGGAAGAATTACGCTATTCCTGCAAGCGCAAACACGCTAACACCTTTCCAGTTTACAGAGTTGAACATACCAGTCTTTGACCCCGATACGATTGAGGTTGAGGTAATCAACGAAGAGACGGGAGAGCCGAAAAAAACGGGTGTATATGTTAGCTTTGATGTAATGCCCGAACATGGCGGTGTTCTGTACGTGTCACCCGGCAAGAACTCGTTTAGGGAGGCTTTGCCGCAGGGGACGTATAGAGCACGTTTTTCAATCGGTGATGAAGTATATATTTCGACTCCTTTTTGCGTTATACCCGGCATAGAAACGAGTAGCAAATATCTGTTGATTGAGTATTGGAACGATGAAAAGATCGCCTACCCGGGTGGCTTCATTACAACGGGTGCGAACAACGACTTCCGGTATCAGATGTATGTTCCTGCAACTATCTGCAAACCGAAATATGAGTTTGAAGAAGAACTAACCAAACGTGCCGGATACAAGTTCTTAGAACTGCAAACGTCTACGAAGGTGTACGCCTTTACATTTGTTGCACCTGAGTTTATTTGTGACGCTATGCGACTGATCCGCCTATCTGACTATATCCGAATTTCGCACGATGGCGAATATTACAACGCTATCAACTTCGAGTTTGATGTTGATTGGCAGGAGCAATTGTACTTGGCGGCTGTCGACTGCCAGTTTGAGACGGACTCAATCATACAAAAACTCCCTTCTTTCAATAGACGAGATAAAGCGTCTTTTTATAATGCCCTATTAGCGAACATTGATACACCTATAATGTTCTCTCCCGATACCGTAGGGCTGTATTACAAAGAGTATCGGGAAACAGAGCCAGTAGTCAAGGGTAAATTGATACGGGAGTTATCCCCTATTGACTTGATAGATGAAAATACAACTATTGCCGTTGATTTGGGTACAGGTGAGGCGAGAAAGTTTAACTTATACCGAATGTTGCAGGACTACATTTCTAAAGCCCATGAAGATGCAACAGACTTTTTGTTACACCTTCGTGGAGGCGCAACGTTCGGTGAGGGTATAACTGGTTCTGCCGCTTCTATCAACGCAGTAGGAGATGCGGAGGTGCAGGGTCTAAACGCACGTGTAACCAAAGTTAAATCGCTTGATTCGGAAGATTATGTAACTGTTAATAAAACAGCCTTCACCGTAAACAAACAAGGTGATACGGCTTTAAATGCGCTTAATGCGAGGGGAGTTTCCCGCTTGCAGCAAGATGTGTATACCGGAAATGATACCGGAAAGATCACCAAAGAAGGTCAATTGCAGTACCTTTCTGCAATTATCCAACAGTTCCTATCATCCCCTACGTTCGTTTCCGGCTTTCTTGGCGAGGGCTTTAAAATATGGGTCGAGAATGGCAATTGGCATATAGAATGTGACAATTTGACAGTAAGACAGACTATGAATATATTTGAGCTACTTATCCAAAAGATAAGGAGCGTTAACGGTGCATTGGTCGTGTCTCAGTCGAACGGAAAGATTAAAAGCGTGTCGGAAGATGAAACGAACTACGTTATCACAATGGAGGAAGAAGGGGAAACGTTCCAGCCTAACGATTTAGTTCGGTGTCAAGTTTGGACGGGAAGCAAAACCAAATTCTATTGGGTTGAGGTTTCAAGCGTTTCCGGCAACTCTATTACTGTGAAAAAGTACGAATTTACAGCAGGAAATAAGCCGGAAAAAGGTGATGAAGTGGTACAGATGGGTAACACGCAGAACGCACAAAGGCAGGCTTTAATCTATATCACAGCGCAGGAAAGCGGACACCCGTACATAGAGATATTGAACGGAGTTAAAACTAAATCGTTGTCCGGTACGAATAGAACACGTCTTGGCGATTTAAGCAACATACAAGATTCTGCATTTCCGGAAGGACAACAGCCATCCGGTAGCGGCTTGTATTGCGATAACGCTTTCCTTCGTGGTATATTCTTGTTGAGAAACGGAAAGTCAGTTGAGGATGAAGTAAACCAAGCGAAGCAAGATGCAGCCAACGCAGCAACAGAGGCGGAGAGAGCACAACAGACAGCGCAGGAGGCGAAAGATCGGCTTAATAAATGGGCTGACGATGGTTTTATATCTCCTACTGAAAAGCCCGCTTTGATTGATGAAGGAAAGCGTATACAGGCAGAGTTTTTGCAGATAAAAAATAACGCTGACAAATACGGTGTATCCGTTACTGAATATACCAAGGCTTATGAAGATTATTTAAATGAACTTAGATACCATTCCGCCCAACAGCCGGAAGATATTGCAGTGCGTCCGGAACTGGCACAGAGTCAGACGGCTTACTACGACAAACGTAACGGAGCGTTGAATGCCATTGCGGACGCTGCTAAATCGTATGTAGATGAAGCGGATAAGAAGCTAAAAGAGTATTTGGATACTGAGATAACAGCTATCCCGGGTAAGATTGAACTCGCTGTGCGTAGTTTGAAAGTAGCAGATGTCAATCTATTAAAGGGTGCGTATATGGAGATAAGAAACGCATCTTATTCTATGGGATATTACAACTATGATGTACCCGTAATAAACGGAAAAGATTATACGCTTACAGTTTGTTATACTTTGTCAGACGCCAACACACATATAAGAGCCTATTCGAATGGTGGAAGTAATCTTCTTGTTAATTTCGATACGAAGGGAAGTATGGTTATTGATAGCAAAAAGGTAACCATGGCAGGATATAAACCATTGGAAGGTTTGTCTTTCTTTCAATTTCCGAACGGAACTTTCGGTTCAAAAGTGCATTGGGCTGTTTTGACTGATGGCAATTTAGGCGTAACCAGTTGGATACCTGCTGCAAGCGAAAAGAATGTAGGACTAAAAAACTTATGTTCTTTTAAGCGTATTATTGATGCGGGCTTTACTTATGCGCGAAATTATGAAGATGATGGTAAGTTTTATGTTGATCCCGGGCTTTTGCATAATCAAACAAACGTAGCTAATAAGGATATGTTTGGTTTAACATATAATCCCAATAAGAAATATTATGTTTTTGTTGACAAGGTATATCGTGGTGATTCAACAGATAAAGGGAGTATATTTTTTATTGTTAAGTATACAGATGGTACAGAAGAAAGAATTTGCGTTGTATATGCTGATAGAGTAGATTATAATTACTTTATATCAACAAAACCAATTTCCAAAATTGTAGGAAGTTACAGTAATGGATATGGAGGTAGTGTAAGGGTTGGAGTTTACGAAACTAACTTCCCAGTCTCTTGGAGTCCTGCACCCGAAGACCAACTATACCAGTCTGTAAAGTACACAGATACTCAAATACTCGCTGTGGATGGCAAGATAGAACTATCCGTTAAAACTAAGGTAGAAAATTTGGGTATAGGTGCTAACAATTTGTATAG